GTTTCTGTTTTTTTTACCATCAATATAACTGACATGAATCCAATTAGGATTTGATTTGTTTCCAAACTCCCAAATAAGTTGGTCAAAATTGCAATTTAATTTAATCCATTCAAACATTTCAGCATTGGTACGATATCCATATACATCATCTAAATCAATAGCTGATGCTCCCCTTTCACATAAATGCTGACTAGAATTTACACCTCCAATGGCTTTGTTTAAATCTTCTGACCTAAAAAAACTATTTACTTTGATAGGTCCACCAACCCATAATCGTAAAGGCTCAAATATGTTTTCTGCTAAAGCTGTCATATTTTCTAATTGCTTTGCATCAGGAATATTTTTAATCCCTAATCTTTTTGCTGTGTTAGAATGTATGGCTTCTGCATAAGTAATATGTTTACTTATATTTTCCATTTATTATATTTTTATATTAACGCCTGCTTTAATTACTCGTATATCTCTGTCCCAATATTTCTGTAGGTTTATTTCTCCGTAAACGCCTATTCCTTTTCCAATCGTTAACCCTATAACTCCACCTGCAGAATAATCTATCCAATCATTGCCATTTAAGCTATCATAAGAATATCTTTCATCTCCATTTAATAAATGATGATAAGGCAAAATATTTCCGTAAAGATGTAACCAAAATTTATCTCTGTAATGATAGAAGTCTAAACCTGCGATAACTGAAAGTTGTTCATACTCTCCAATCATTGATAATTGTTCCTCGTTATATTGATTAACCACATCTTCAAATATTGAATTACGATAATCTGCATCGCTAGAAGCAATCAATTCTCCCTCTTGATTAAACCATTGGTAATCATAACCCATACTCTGTCCTGTACTTGGATTAATCATTTGATATAAATTGTCAGTATGACCAGCGTAATCATAAGCAAGAGTCCACCATTGATTATTTTCTAGATATAATTGTATTGGGTTATGTCCATAGGCTTTATCATAAGTTCTATAAATTGTTCCAATACTTAAACTTAATTTTCTTCCTAGTGGTATTCTTGCTCTGACTTCAGCACTTTTATAATTTAAATCAACTAACTCATTTTGTTTAAACTCTCCTTTAACTAACCACCATTTATCTAAATACCTTACAAAGATTTCTTTGTTTTCAAAATCATCTCCTTGTTGTCTTCCTCTATCGTATTGAATAAGATATTCTAATCCTTTATGATTTCCAATATTAGACTTAGTTGTTGCGTTCCATTCATCTCCTCTATAAAATCTATTTTTATCTTCATATTGAAAGTTAGCTAGTTTTCTCCAACCATAAGTCATCATAAAATCAGATGGTGTTATTTGAGTTGTTTCTATTAATTCATTTTCTTGAGTTACATAAAAAGTAGGGGTGCTCTGTATGGAATTAGTTTGTGAATATGCTCCATAGAAAGTTGAATATTTAAATATGCTATTCCAAAACTTTTTAGCTTTGTATTTTCGCTCTATTTTTTTATTTAGTTTTTCATCTACTTCTTCTTGAGCGTACATAAAAGCAGTAGTAAATATTAATAATATAGTGATTAGTTTTTTCATAATTAAAATCTTGATTCTAGTATTATGTTTATATGTTTGTTAATTGTTTCTGTTGTATCTTCAGGAAGTTTTAAACTTATTCCTCCCTCTATTTTTACTATCTCTTTTCCATCGTTGTATAATATAATAGTTGGTAGAGAAGTTATATTTTCTTTTTGAAATATTTTCTGGTTTTTAGATAGATATAAAGTTGCAGTGTTATAATCTCTAAAAGGAATTAAAGATATTTCATTTGTTTTAACAAATTCAGCAGAGAACTGAACTACACTAATATCATCTTTTACTTGAGCATTAGCCAAGTTTGAAACTAACAATATTAGTATTAGCAATCTCATTTATTTTCTGCTTAATTCATAAAGCCTTTGGTCAATCTTGTCTAGTTGTGATTTTACTTCTTTCACATTTTCTCCTAAGACATCTGTTTTTTCTTCTACTCTTTTTATGGTTGAGCGTACTAATTCATCTTTATATTGAAATTCGACAGGGTTTACGGAGGTTTCTTTTAAAATTGATATGTCAGTAGTATTTGTTTCTACACTTGCCTGTAAGGTAAAATAAACCCCAAACAAAGAGCTTAATCCTATTACTGCTCCTACGATTTCTTTTAATGAAAGAGCAAATTTGCTTTCTGGGTTTAACTCTGCCATAACTCTAATAGTATAAACATTAATGCTGGTAGTATAGTCCATAAGAAGTCCATTAAATCAGGTTTTCCTCTTCCTAGCCACCAATCATATACTAATTCTTTCCAAGCTCCTGCTACTACAGTTAGCCATAACCCTGACAATCCACATAGTCCAATTCCAATAAAACTGATTAAAGTTCCATAGAAGAAATGTAATAATTTATCGTGTTGTATATTGGCAAGTCTATTCATTTTTTTTCTCTATATGTTTTATAGCATATTGCCATGGCTTGTTCTTTATCGTGATAAGGCGATAACATCGGAATACATCTAATCATGTAGTCTTTTTGTTTCTCCCCTTTTTTTGGTTTTGGTATTGGCATTATACTTTGTTTTTTAAATAGCTATAATCTCTAAACTTATGAATTCCCTCTGTTTCTAATTCTATTCTGTATTCTGCCCATTCTTCACATTCATTATTCATCCATAAGACATCAACTAAAAATCCACTAGTTCTATTTCCTAAAACAGCAACTAAATTATCTTTTGAAACACACTCTATTAGTTTTCTTCCAAGTTCTTCATTAGGAAAAACATACTTACCTACAGTTGGTTTTACTACTTTTTCAACTACTTTTACTACTTTTTTAACTACTTTTTTTTCTTTTTTCATATTTTGTTTGATTGATATTCTATTCCCATAAACCCATGCACTCCCTCATCTTCTAAATTAATAGCATAAGTCTTCCAACCATAAGGGTGGTCTATTGTTATATTTCCTTCTTCATCGGTTTCTTCAATATCTTTCCAAGCACAGTCAACATGATACTTATTACTTAAAACAGGAGCTTTCGTTTCTTCTCCCTCGCTATCATATTCGCCCTGTTCTAAAATTATATTACCTAGCTTTACAATAGTATGTTTATGATTTTCTTCTAAAGCATTGATTTTACTCTCAGCTTGTGTCTTATTATCAAATTCGTATTTTCCTATTACGATTGCCATTAGCTTGTTAATTTAGTTAGTTCTTCATCTGTCAGAGCTTCTTTAAATACTGCTACCATTTTAGCATTTCCTTGAAAAGGATTACCTCCTCCACCATCATCAAAAGCTAATTCTGTTAAAGTGTTGGCTGAAAATAAAGTTGGAGTAGATATTGTGCCTATTTCATTTTCATTTATCCAATAAGAAATTTCAGAACTTGAATATTTTAAAGCTATTTTATTAAAATTTGTTAATTGGATTCCGCTTGAAATTATTTGACTTTGATAAGCACCTCCAACTCTCCATAAAAATTGTAAATTAGCTCCTGTTTGTCGTATTTCAAGCCTATTTGAGCTTGTACCATCTGAAAGAGCAATATAATAATTATATCCAGATATAGTTTCTATTGCGCTTTTACTTTCTAAATATAGAGTTCCCTCTGTAGAGCTTATTAAGTCGCTATTTCCTGCATTGTTACAATTATCTACTGCTCTAGTTTGAGTTGAGCCATTCGTTGGAATGTAGCTTGTTGCGTATGCTACTTCTTCTACTTGTGCTCCCCAAATAGAAACATCAGCATAATCAGATGTTGATTCATCTCCTCTTAACCTAATTCTAATACTTAAATTAGTTACGCCTGTTCTTGTAGCCTCAAACCTTTGCCATTGTGGAGTAATATTGTTCGTAATATGACCACCACTTGGGTCTGCAACCACTACATCATAATCATTTGTAGTATTTGATTTTATGTAAACTGAATTAGTATAGTCTGAACTTGATACTGTACCAAAACTTACAGAAACTTGAGAAACATCTCCATTAGCAGTACCTCCGTTTAAATCAAAAACAACTCTGTCTGCGTTTTGTGTTCCATCTGGAGAAATGGAATAATTAGATATTACACTTGGAGTAGAACCTGTTCCTACACCTGACTTTACCCAACTACTATCATTAAAGTCTTCACTATAAGTAATAAGATTAGTTGAACTTGGCTCTAATAAGATACTTCCTGTTCCTCCTGTAAAATCTATTCTTGGTGTATTAATAGCTACTTCTTCTATAAGACCTTCTTCGTTTACTCTTGTTGCTGTTGAGCTTCGTTGCATTCTAAAGTCTGCATCTGTTATTTTTACTATTGAAATATTAGATATAGTAAAATCAACAACTTGGTTACATTGAGAAACAAATCTTGCTGCCGAGTTAGATATTGTTACTGTATGGTCAAATGAATAACTACCAGTTGCAGAAATTGTAGTTACAGGCGTATAAGCAGAACCTACAGCATCGTTTCCTATAAAAAACTGAAAGTGAGTGCCACTATTTATAACACAATCAAAAGTTATCCTATAAACTTGACTAATTGTTACTGCAAATGTATCAGAGCTTGGTTGTTGAAATCCTTTCCATGAAGTGCTTGTGCTAATGCAAGTATAACTACCTCCACCGTTATCCGTAAATGTATTAAAAGGATAAAAAGGTGAATTTTCAATACTAGATACTTTTTCGTTACCTAAAGCATAAACAGGTTTTATAGAATATAAGTAATCCTCAGCATAAGCTGTAGGTGTGGTTATTATAGATGCTTTTTGTAGTAAACTCATTGTAGTTCTTCTAAAATTAAATTAGTTCCATCAAAGTTATCATATTCTTGTACTCTTTCATTTAGCTTATAAGTAAGATATTCAACTATGTATATATCTCCAAAGTAGCTTCCTTCTTCTAAACTTCCCCAATTAGAAGTTAAAGTTATTAATCCCCAATTACTCATCTTAATTCATATTAGTTGCCTCTGGCATGTTAATTTCCATTTGATGCGTACAATCTACATTAAATCTTAATTTAGAAAGTCCTCTATTCCAACTACATTTGAAGTTTCTCCAACCTCTAGCTATTGTTTTTCTCATTATACTTTATTTTTGCATTTAGTGTGTTTGTTTGATACCAATTCATTTAAGTAATTTTTTAATTTAATTAAATACTTTTCTTTTGTTTTATATCTCATAATACCCAACCACCAAAATTAGCTCCTCCTTGGTCAGGATATATGTCATCATCTGTATTAGCTGTATACTCTGGATAGGTTGTTTGATTATAAACCATAAAATCAATAAAAGTATTAGTATAAAACTGAGCAATATCTCTATATTTATTAGCCAAATAATCTACTTCTTCTTTATCCACAGAAATTGAACTTTCACTTGTATGCTTATATACACCTCCATTGGCAACTGTGTATGCTGCAAAAGGCATATATAAAGTCAATGCCCAGTAAATAGTCATTGGTTTAACATAAGTTTCAAGTAGTGTTTCGTAAGCTACATTTGCAGGGTCTCCAATTGTTCCTGCAAGTATTAAATCTTGTAATTTTTCAAGTAATTTTGTACCTAAATAGTTTTGTATTTCAGTATCTTGAGCAATCTCAACCCAATAAGTTAGCTTATCAGGGTCTATATTTCCGTTTAATACAGAATATCTCTTTAAATCTTTAGTCGTTATGAATAGTGCCTTTGCCATTATATGTATTTATCTCTATATTTAATACTTGCGTGTCCTATCATATCTTGTGGTGCTTCTTTTGCTTGAGCACTTCCCCATGGGTTATGTCTATAACTAGGAGGAATATAGCCTGTTTCTCTATAATTTATTAAAGCATCTGAAACTTTAGCTCCTTTTTTTCTTCGATAAAGCACTTCTTTCCAAGCGTGTCTGCAGTAACAACCTCCTTTATAACGAAATAAATCGTAAGGCTTTTGTTTATGACCAAAGCTTTCATTTACTCCATCTCTACTTGCTTTATCTATATCTTCAATTCTATAAACTACATTGCTATCGCTTAACTCCATCATGTTTTTACAGAATGGTCTTGTTTCGTATGTTTCTTTTCCTTTTTGAATTGATGCTTCATGCGAAGCTTGGTAATATTTATATCTTATTTTATAGTTTTTGCTATCTAGGTAACTAAATATGTTTGGTTTTGCAGCAATAGGACCAACATTTACCATTGGAGTAAGTAAGGTTTTAATCTTTTCAATAGTTCCTAGTTCAATGTCAGTAATACTAGCGTTTGCCCATTCTTGCGTAGAGCTGTTATTATAGTCGAATAACCTCTCATCTACTATCTCCCATTCATCATCAATAGTTTCGCCCTCTAAGGCCTTTAAAATGGCCTCTCCACGCTTGTTATCGAGCTGTGAAGACATCTCAACTCCTGTTTCTTCTTCTTTTACATCATCATCTATGTCTGCTTCATCAATAATATCATCTACAAATGATAATGGTTTAAGTGTTTTGAAGTATAACTCTAAGCTTATGTCATTAATAGCTAAAATCGTATCAATACAATCAATTATTTCATCTTGATAACATTTTATGACAATATTATCCATTAATAGAGTAGCGTTTTTAATTTCATCAGCGTTATTTCCAAGACCATCATTCCCTTCTCTAATTCCTAATAGCATAGGACTTGTTACCCTATGGCCTACGATTAGTTTTCTAAAACATTCCTCAGCTAAATATCTATAATGCTCAGGAGCATCATTTAAAGGAATATCATCAACTGTTGTTTTGCTTTCAGAGTTATCATTAAAGGCTACGATAACTTTTTCTCCTCTACTTCCTGTTAGTTTTCCTAATACATCAGATTTTACTTGTTGCATCTTTTCAGGGTCAGGAACACCATTATTAAAATTCACAACTTTTGTGCCTGAGAAGTTATTAATACAATCATTTATCAAGTAGTCTCCAATCTCATCTTCTAACTTTGCGTAAGGTAAAGCTCCAACATAATCAACAGGCGTGTAGTAGTAGTGTCCAGGCATATAAGGTTTCAAGACATATAATTCAATACCATTTTTTTGATTTCCATATCCAAAAGCAGGTATTCTGTCAGGTTTTGTACTAGCGTTTACTTTACTCCAATCTGAAGCATAATACCAACCCTCTATCTCGCCTTCATCATTACATTTTTCAGCTCTTAAAGTTTCCATAGGAAAATGCTCAACTTTTGCTACTCTACCACCTTGATAAACTAATTGAAATGCAGCCATTCCTAACATCTTTCTATCTTTAATGAATCTCCTAACATCTTTTTTCTTAAATAAAGACATCATTTGAGCGTATTCATCTGGCCTTCTATCGGCATTTAAAGCTGATAATCCTCTACCATAAATCATATTTACAATTCCATTGATAATTGAATTATTAGAAGTAGAATTTAAGTATAAATTTATAAGATAATTAAAATAGTCATTGTCTAATCCATAAGCCACCCAATCCTTGCCTGTTACCTCTAATATCTCTGGAGAAGTATAAGCAGCTAAATTGGTTATAAAAAAATCATTCTTTTTCATTATATAACAACATATTCGTTAGTAGTTGAGTTTTCTGTATAAATTGGGTCGCCTGAAGTATCTGTTTGAATAGAGTAATCTGATAAAGTTTGACTTGTACAAAACAATATATCTCTGTATTTAGTATCTGTGCCTTTCAAACCCTCTAAAGTATAAAATGTTCCCTCTTTTAAAATGAGATTACCAAAACTATCATTCGGAAAGGTTAATGTTACATCTAAATAGTATTTAACTTCCGTAGCAGTAGTAATACTTATGTTATAAGCCTTGTTAGTGTCTTGGTCGGTAACAACAACATCAGTTAAAGTATAATCTCCTGCATTATTATAAATGCGAGGAATACAAGAAAAAGTTTGTGTTGCTGTTGGTGTTACAGTTATCATTATCTCTTTTATTAATAACTTAATTTGCTAGTTTTTGTTATAAAAAAAGCCCACACAAAGTGTAGGCATTCTTATTAAACTAATTTAATCTATTGATTAACTGTTAGTTCCCACTACAACTGTTGTATTAGTTGTATCATTTATTATAGATGGGTCTACAAAATAAGCTGGAGTCTTTTCAGTACCTACGCCACTTAAGACATATCCTGATAAATCTCCCATTGCAGCTCCAGTTTGAGGGTTAACAGAAACTTCTACACCATTTTCAATTCCACACATTAAATAATTACCATTGTAATCTTTTACAATTACCTGAGGTCTGCCATAAGCCATTAACTTAAGCTCTTTTCTGTATTCTTTAGATAATTTTTTTAATTGTGCTGTTATGGTTTGAGTCCAAAAACTCGTTCCATTCTCTCTAGAGTTTTCATTAGCTTCTTCTAATCCATTTGCTCCTTTAACATCATACTCATATAAAGTTAATGCTGAAGCAAAAGCAGTTATCTGTTCATCAGCATCAAAAGTTGCTGAAGTTAATAACCCACTAGTATAATTGATGAAATATAGCGAGGTAATTCCTCCAACTACATCTTTACAGGGCTCTTTTCTCCCCAATTCTAAATCACATGCCATCTCTTTTTAATTTTAAGGTAAGGGAGGGCAGTTTACCTACCCTCTCTAATTAATACTAAGAATAAAGCACACAGTCAGACCCAATTCCAAACTGAGCGGCTGCTGTAAACCTCATTACTATTCTTACATTTTGACTTCCGTCAACTGGACTCATGTCTAAAACTTTCACTTCATTATAATCTGACATCAAGCCTGTACCGAAGAACAGGTTGCTTGTCTCTGCTGCTATCATAACATCATCTGTCATTCCTGGTGCAACAAAGATAGGAACACCACCGAAAGATAAACTTCCGTTGTTATACCATTGTGTACCTTTATTATCTGTTCCCGCTCCACCTATTGTAGCTACAAAGCCACCTAAAGCATTGATATAAAGTTTAGCCGCTGAATTAGGAATATAGATTTTTAAATCTTCTTTTCCGTAAAGTGCATTAGGAATAGCATCTACAACTCTTTCAAGCTGTGCGATAATATTCGCTGATGTTAAGGCAACCCCAACTACAGGAATTGCACCAGACCCACCTGCTGCTAATAATGTTTCATAACCATCGTACTCTCCTGCTGTGGCAGTCGTACCTGACCATAGTGTTGTTTCGTTTGTTGATGCAACTTTAGCTGCTACATGAGCAATTAAATAATCTGCAAAAGACCTAGGTAATACATCGTGAGCTGAATAACCCATTTGTATAGCATCCCAAGTATCCACGAAATCTTTTTTACATAATTGGAGGTTTACCTGAAACTCCTCAGGCATAATTACTCTCTCAGTTAATGTTACTGAAGAACTAGCATCAAAATCACATGAGCCATCCGTTATTAAATCTCCAGTTTCTACATTTTGAACAACTGACCTGTATTTTACATTTGGCATAACAGTAACTCCACCATCTGCG